GGGGGCAGGCTGCGGAGGAGGTGGTGCTGGTGCTGGTGGTGGAGATGGAGAGCTTAAACACATGAAGTCATCCTCCTAATAAGGTTTTTTCACCGATATTCGGATCAGTGATGTCGCCAATGGTGCCTGACAGAATGGTGGATCCCCGACCCGACGCAGCTAGGCGGCGTCTGCGCGCAGCCTCGGCGGCGGCGTTCACCTCCGGGTCATCACGCGTTGGCGGCGGCTCTGGCGGGGGTGGAGGTGCTGGCGTGGGTGGCATCGAGGGCATCTTCGGAGCGAATGGGCCGAAACACATAGAACGAACCTCCTGCACGTTCCAGCCTGGAACGCGTCCATGAATAGCAGTGAAACTTCTTGCGGGTCGCACCGTAATCCTCAACGGTAGCTTCCCTGGCGGCGCCTAGCAGTTCAAGCCAGCGGTGAGCGGTGTGATGAGTTTCAATCGTCCAGCAATCTGCCCTGACCGCTCCGGTCTTTATCAGTGCTGGCCCCAGCTCCCTCTTGATCATCTTCGTGACCGACAGAGCCACTTCCGGCCACCTGTCCGTCGCAAACATCCAGACGCTCCAGCAGAGAGGGCGCGCCTCATGCGCTCCAAAAGCCGCGACGGGAACGTCTGCGGAAAGCGCCACCGACGCCTTTCCTCCAACCGCAATCACACCAGCCGCCAGGTTCTCCGGTGTTCCTCCCCAGGTCAGCGCAGCACTTCCTCCGCATCAGCCTCACGCAGATTCCGCGCGATATATACGACATCGGCGTAACAGGCCGGAACCAGTTCAACACTAGTGGAGCTCGTCATAGTCTTTTTTAACCACTGGCGCCCCCCCTGCGGTCCTGCCGGTGCGCGCCATCACGGAAAGGTCGTCGTGGGGGATCCCCTCCCTGATCGAAATCGCCATGTAACGAAAGCTGTCCGCCGCATGAGACGAGTGGTCGTGATGCGGCCTGTCCCTCCAGTCGCCCGTCCTGTCGTTGAACTGCCTGTGGTAGGACCGTAGCTTTTTCAAACCCTCACGACAGTTGCTTCTATCAAAATAGCACCTGGGGATTATAGCCCTCGCTGCTTCAATCCCATCCTGTAGGGTTAATTTTTTGCATACATTTGGACGAATCCCCAGGTCTCTCAGAATTTCATAACGCGACATTCCGGAACCAAGCTCACGCACCATCACATCATGGGGGAAGTGGTGCCTGCCATAAACGTAATCCCGGTTTTTCAGTTCCGCAATATAATGGTGAAGCCCTTCCCCGCTTGCCTCGTAATAGTCGATGACCCTGATCGATGGATCAGACCGCATCTGCTGGTAAAACCAGATGGCCGTGCTGTCAGCTATCCCCAGATCCCAGGCTGTGTGAACTTCGAGGTTCGGCTCCCACGGAACCGTTCCGATACGCCCCTCACCATCAGCCAGATCAAGTAGGGAGGAATAGTAAGCACCGATAAGAGCAGCAGACCAGTTGACCTCAAACTCCTGTAGATACTGGCTCTCCTCCATCGTCGCCCGTGCAGCATCAAGTTCCTCCTGTGCCAGAACGCCTGTCTCCGAGGCCGGAAACCTCATCGCATACCACTGCGGGTTCCCCTCCTCCTGTTCCTTTACGGCAGTCTCGTAAATCTCCTTAAACTGGTTCTCCCCCCTGGGCGTCCCGATCCAGAGGCACTTGCCATCACCATAATCGGTAAGCGCAGGACGGATGATTTCCGGAAACAGCCGTGCGTTCATGTCAGCGTATTCGTCGAGACAGGCGGCGTCAAGCCGGAGACCACGGAGACTGTCCGGGTTCTCAGCCCCCAACAGCCAAATACGCCGGCCATCCGGTAAATCACATCGTAGTTCAGCCTCGTTGAACTTGATCCCAGGAATTACACCAGCGTAATCCCGCAGCATCACCCAGGCGATACGCTTCGCAGCACCATAAGTGGGGGCAATATAAGCCCCCTGGGCGCGCGCCCTTGGACATTCAATGATCTCCCGCAGCAGCCAGTTGACCGCCATCACCGTCTTGCCGAACCGGCGATGGCAGACAGCTACGGAAAATCGCCTCGCCTCCTGGTGAAACTTGGCCTGCAAAGGGCGGGGCTGGTAGGGAATCGTAACCTGCCGTATTTCGTCACTCATGGCCTCCCCCAAAAAACATCAGCAACACAATCCGCTCGCCACTATTACTCGCTACACAATGCTCATTCTCCGGGGCGCCGTCCCAGGTGTTCAGATCCAAATACGGGAAAATCGGCTCGTCCGGAGCATCCCTAAAATAAAAACCACCCCCACTAAACGTGTCGGCAGGAACCAACAAAACACCCGCCGTATACCGAACCCAAGGCATATGCCCCTTGGTCCCCGTGTCGAAATGCCAGGGATGACCCTGCCTGCGCTGCTCAACTCGCGCGTAAGCCGGCGCATCAATACTCGCATCAGGAAAAATAGACCGGACCCTGGTAATTAAACCCCCAAGCCTCCGATCCGTGAAATCTAGGTAGCCAACATCCGTAGCTAACGATGCCGCCTGCTTGGCCGTCAGCACCTTGGGAAAATGACCACGCACCACCTTAACGAATAAATAGTTCTTTTCTTATCCATCGTAAACCAAACCCACGTTCACAGATGGCTACCGGCGGCTCCTCCGGCACAGCACAAAAAACTTCCGATACCAGCGTGGTAGCAACCATCGGCGCACAACCCGATAAAACCAAAACTATGACCACTAAAACTTTATCCAACTACCTTGCCACCTAAACGTCGTAGCCCAACCATTCGCTGCCTCTCCCGTCGCGCAGCCTCCAGCTCCACTACCACGCCCCCAGATGCTTCCTCCATAGCTTTCTCAGGAGTAGCCTTCTTGATAGTAGATTTCTTCTTCGCAACTTTCTTCGTAGCTTTCGCCATTTTCAAGTCTCCTTTTTCTGATGAGAATTTCCCCTCGGACACAGGCGGTGGTCCCTACGCTATGACAACGGCGCCAGCAAAAGGGGGGCACCCCCCCTATCGAGGTGGGGGGGGTAAAAAAGAAAAATTTTCCATAATGTCCGTTATAGGTCATTCAGTATGCAACGATTACAGGGACTTGGCTATTTCACAAACATTATGGTGTGGATTAAGCACTAGATGTTGTGCTCGGCCAGGGCTTCACTCTGTAATGAGACTGATAATCAATAGCTTCCGCCGTGCGCGACGGCATGACACCGACACCCTTACTACAACGCTCAACTTCCTACATTCCACAAGATATTGTGCTTTACCAGCTGGCTGGCGACACAACACATAGTGATGGGCGCGCAGTTGACGTTCTGGGTTTTAGGGGAGGAAGCACAGCCAGTAACGTCAACGCGCCGACTGGTGAACCAGCCAGATTAGTTCATCGTTTTTTCAGGTGTTACAGCGTCGAGGACGCTATCTGGGACGAGCTTATCCTTATCTTCCTTTTCCCAACCCACAACAACTGGCCCAATGTGGCTTACTTCCTGCTTATCCTTGTATCGCGTATCGATTTTTGACAGTCTTGCGTTCGCTTGGTGTCCCATATTATTTGCAGCCGTCACGATAGCTTGAAGCCGCTTGGGGTCGTCTGGGGCGGCTGAACCGTTGATAACGGAACGCTGTGCATCGACTGCCTCGTCGGCCTGGATGAGTGTTCCACGGATCCTGGCGCGGTGCATACGCTCGTCGAGCTCCCTATCTTTAGCCAGCCATCGCATCACGGAGCGAATGGTTGGCATATGGTCAGAGGCGCAAATCGCCGTAATGGTTTCACCTTCGGACACCCGGTCAATGATTTCGTCGCAGATCGCCGCAGATTTAATGTTAGAGACGGGCAATATCGGTAACTCCCAAAAAAAGGCCAACCACGGTTTCGCAGTTAGCCAGGTAGGGAAGTAATTCCCCGCTGAGGCATGGAGCCCAGCTTGCGCTCATCCCTATCATCGATATGATGTGGCTGTCAACGTGGAAATCACAACCTGTAGAACTTCTTCAAGCCATCGAGGGCCAATCGAAGGGCGGTCATGCCGTCCTGTTCTGGCCTTCGGCTTTCTTTCACGCCGTCCCAGGTTCCGGCTGTGCAACTGTGTCCGGCGACGTGTTCGATGATACGGGCCAGGGGAAAGCCGACAAAACTGAGTGCGGCGTAAACGTGAGCCTTGGCGTTTTCCATTACTTCCGCAGCTTCGAGCCCTGGTGATACGCGTGGTAGATCGTCGAACCGCATCCTGGCGTAGTGGGCGCCCAGGTTTGCTTGCCTGAACTTGTGGGCGAAGTTATCCGCAGCCTCGAACTGTTTTTGATTGATTGAGCCACGGCGCAGATATGTAGAGATTGGGTCGATGGTTGTGTTACGGAGCTGTGTCACTCCGGCAACGATAGTTTCCTCCTCGACGTAGTCGCCGTGCTGAAATTTTTCGATTGGGCCGCGATCAAGGGGTGTGACTTTTTTTTGTTTTCTAGCCATTTTCTCGCCATTATTCTCTGATGGGTTGACATTTATGCGCTGTGATTTTGATTTCGTATCGGCCAAGTAGCTTAGTTTTACCTCGCTGAAATTCTTCCACCGTAGCCTCGGCCAGGTCGCAGCTACTCAGGAAGAAGTGGATTTCGTTCGTGAGTGATTTACCGCACAGGCCGTTTTCGATTAGGCAGAAGTAGATGATAAGCAGG